ATGCAAGAGCAAAGCTATTAGGACTGCCCTCAAGAATCGCACATCAAGTAATTACTGTAGATAAGTATGCTGAAGCAGAATTAATAATAAAAGAACAAGTGCATGAAGCACTAAACGAGTTAGCTCAAAATGGAATACCTCAAAAATATAGAAAAGGTGATAAAGGAGACGAATCAGACATGGACTCCACCACCCAATCTGAAGATTAGCGACTGGTCAGATAACTACAGGCGATTATCCCCTGAATCTTCAGCAGAAGCAGGAGCATGGAGAACTGATAGAGCACCTTATCAAAGAGAGATAATGGATTCTTTTAATGACCCTGATATTCAAAGAATAGTATTTATGAAGTCTGCCCAAGTTGGAGCTACTGAGATTCTTTTAAATGTCATTGGTTATTACATAGACCAAGACCCAGCTCCAATGCTAATCATGCAACCTACTTTGCAAATGGCTCAAGCATTTAGTAAAGATAGGCTTGCTACTATGATTAGAGATTCTGAAAAGATAAGAGATTGTGTAAAAGACCCAAGAAGTCGTGATTCAGGTAACACAGTTTTATCTAAAAAGTTTGCAGGTGGTAATTTAAACATTGTTGGTTCTAATTCTGCATCAGGACTTGCATCAAGACCGATTAGAATTGTATTAGCTGATGAGGTTGATAGATACGAACAATCAGCAGGAGCAGAAGGTGACCCAATATCACTTGCAACTAAAAGAACAACTACTTTTTGGAATAAAAAGATTTATATGTGTTCTACTCCTACAATCAAAGGACTATCAAGAATAGAAACTGCTTTTGAAGAATCAGATAAACGATACTATCATGTTCCTTGTCCTGAATGTAATGAGAGCCAAGTTCTTAAATGGAAGAATGTAGTATGGGATGAAGATAAACCTGAGACAGCATCTTATGCTTGCGAACATTGTGGTTCAGTTATAGATGAGTCTAAAAAACAATGGATGTTAAAACATGGTGAATGGATTGCATCTGCTCCTAAGTCTAATACAGCAGGATTCCATATATCAGAACTATATTCAGTTTGGTCTACTTGGGCAGATATGGCTAAATCATTTCTTGAAGCTAAAAAGAATCCTGAAATGTTAAAGACTTGGATTAATACTGCTCTTGGTGAATCTTGGGAAGAACAAGGTGAAGCTGTTGAATATGAAACATTATTAGAAAGAAGATTAAATTATGATTACACAACCATCCCTGAAGATGTTTTAGTTTTAACTGCTGGTGTTGATACACAAAAAGACAGATTAGAATTACAACTAGTAGGTTGGGGTAAAAACTATGAAGCATGGGTATGTGATTATAAGATATTTTGGGGTGACCCAAATGCTATCAATGTATGGAATGATTTAGATGCTTACCTAAAGAAAAGATTTAAAACTGAATCTGAAAGATTGATACCCATATCATGTTGCACGATTGACTCAGGTGGACATCATACTAATATGGTTTATCAATTTACTAAACCACGACAAGCTAGAAGAATATTTGCAATCAAAGGTTTATCTCAAGCTGGTAAACCAATAGCAAATAGACCTACATTTGTAGGAAAGAATAAAGCTGTTCTTTATGGTGTTGGTTCTGATAGTGCAAAAGAAGCTATCTTTGCTAGATTATCTACTGAACCTGAAAATACTACTTTACATTTTTGTTCTGACCTAGATGAAGAATACTTTAAGCAGCTTACAGCAGAAAAAAGAATCACAAAGTTTGTAAGAGGTAGGAAAACGCTAGTTTGGAAGCAGGTAAGACCAAGAAATGAAGCATTAGATACGTTAGTTTATAACTTTGCTGCTATTTATATTTTAAATCCTAATTATGATTCTATTGAGAACAAAATACTTACTCAGGAATCAAAACCAAGAGAAAAACCACAAAATAGACCTCAAAGAGGTATAAATAGAGGAAATTTTGCTACTTCTTGGAAATAATTGCACTTTTTTCACTTTTTTTAATAAATAATTGTTGATATAAATATATAAATATATATAATATGTAGTATGTTAAACAAAAAGGAGTCAAACATGAAAAACACAAACAAAACTATGATAGAAAATTTCACAAGCAAATATGGCAACAAATTTAAAATGTTTATGCAATTCTTAGCATTAGAAAATAAAATTCCATTAAATAATTTAAAAGAATTCTATAAAACAAATCCTGATACTAGGGCTGAGGTTAATGAGCTTTTTTTATTTGCATATTATGGTGGTGAGCAAGAATCTCAATTAGAATCTGTTATTGCAACAGATGTAGAATTCTAAAATTCTACCAAAATCACAAAAGGCTCTTAATTGAGCCTTTTTTATTTTTTCCCTTTTTAATATTGACAATAGCTTAATGCACATTAGTGTTAGATGTAGATATATCTAAAACATTTATGAGGTTTTTGCTTGAGCAACAAATTTGATTCAACAAATTATCCACCACAAGTTCCAACTGAATTACAGTTAGGAGACTTTTGGGCATGGAAAAGAGAAGACTTATCACAAGATTATCCAGTAGCAGACTATTCACTATCTTATGAATTTAATTTAGTTGATGGTGCTACAGCTTCTAATTTTACTTTGACTGCAACTGAGTCAGGTGACACTTACATAATTGAAGCTAGTAATACATCTTCTTATACAAAAGGTAATTACAACTGGGTTTCTTACATAACTAGAACTTCTGATTCTGCAAGAGTTAAATTAGAAGAAGGTTTTGTAGAAGTTCAAGATAATTATGCAACCACATCTGCTTCAGTTAGAAGTCATGCAAAGATTGTTTTAGATAGCATTGAAGCAGTAATTGAAAATAGAGCAAATATTGACCAGTCATCTATGTCTATAGCTGGTAGGTCATTATCAAGAATGTCTATAGACGAACTATTAACTTTTAGAGACAGATATAAAGCTGAATATCTTAAAGAAGTTAAAATACAAAGAATTAAAAACAAAAGAGGGTCAGGAAATACTATCAAGGTAAACTTTGGTCGTGTTGCTGGCACATCACCGAAGAGTTACACATAATGGCATGGTATAACAGAATATTAGGGGTTAACGAACCTAAGAAAAAGAAAAGACAAGCATACAGAAGAAGCTACACTGGAGCTAATACTGGAAGATTGTTTGCAGATTTTGTTACCACATCTACAAGTGCCGATGCTGAGATAAAAGATAACATAAGAATTTTAAGAGATAGAGCAAGAGAGTTAGCAAGGAACGATAGCTATATTGCAAGATACTTAAACCTGATGGTATCTAATGTTATCGGTAAGCATGGCATAAGAGTTTCCAGCAAAGGACGTGACGACAATGGCACATTAGACCTTGCTGGAAACCAGCTCATTGAAACAGCTTGGAAGGAGTGGGGTCAAGTTGGTAATTGTACGACTAATGGCAGATTATCATTCTTAGATTGTCAAAAAATATTTGTTGAATCTCTATGTAGAGATGGTGAAGTATTAATTAGGAAAATTAAAAATAGCAATTCACCCTTTGGTTTTCAGTTACAGTTTTTAGAAGCAGACCATTTAGATGAAAATAAAAATGATGTTTATAAAGCTACTGGTAACAAAGTTAAAATGGGTGTTGAGGTTGATAAGTATGACAGACCTGTTGCTTATCATTTATATAAAGACCATCCCTACGATAGAGTTTATTTAAGTCAAACACAACACATTAGAGTGCCTGCTGACGAAATTATCCATGCTTACATACCTACTAGAGCAGAACAAACTAGAGGTGTTTCTTTGGTTGCTACAGCTATGGCTAATGTGAAGATGTTAAATGGTTATTTAGAAGCTGAAATAGTTGCAGCTAGAGTTGGAGCATCTAAGATGGGTTTCTTTACATCACCTGATGGTGATGGTTATGTTGGTGATGGTGAATATGAAGATACTTTCAACCCAACAATGAATGCTCAGGCTGGTGTATTTGAACAACTACCAGCAGGAATGGACTTTAAAGCATTTGACCCTAATCATCCAACATCAGCTTTTGAATCTTTTACAACAAGTGTTTTAAGAAGTATCGCATCAGGTTTAAATATTTCTTATCATTCATTATCTAATGATTTAACTTCAGTTAATTACTCTTCAATAAGACAGGGTGCTTTAGAAGATAGAAGTATGTATCAGATATATCAACAATTTGTAATTGAGCATTTTGTAAACCCAGTTTTTAAATCTTGGTTAGAAATGGCTATATCAACAGGTTATATCAATTTACCTATGGGTAAATATGATAAATTTGCAAATGCTATTAACTATATACCAAGAAGTTTTGCTTGGATTGACCCACTAAAAGAAATGCAAGCTAATGTAATAGGTTTACAAAATGGAACACTTACTTATGCTGACATTAGCTCTAGCTATGGTAGAGATACTGAAGAGTTATTTGAACAACATCAAAAAGAAATAGAATTAGCTAAACAATATGATATTGAATTAGCTTATCAACCATTTGGTCAAAAATTACCTGTAGAAGCTAAGATACAGGGTGGGGAAGAGGAAGACGATGTCTAGACCAACTGAAGGAATGAAAGTAGAAGCTCAAAAAGGTTTAGACTGGAGAGAGGAGTTTGGTCGTGGTGGCACTAGAGTTGGTGCTGTAAGAGCAAGACAAATAGTAGCTGGTGAAAACCTATCTGATGATACTATAAAAAGAATGTATAGCTTCTTTTCAAGACATGAGGTAGATAAACAGGCAGAAGGTTTTAATGCTGGTGAAGAAGGTTATCCTTCTAATGGCAGAATAGCTTGGGCATTATGGGGTGGTGATGCTGGCTATAAATGGTCAGAAACAAAAGTAAATCAAATGAAAAACGAAGAAGAAAGACAAACAAGTTTTGATTCGCAAGAATCAGAAAAACATCCTTTATCAAAAAATAAAGAGGAGAAATCTATGAATAAAGAAGATAGACATATCCTCAACGTGAATGAGACTGATGATTCTGTAATCATTGAGTTCTCAAAGCACCACGAGGATGAACAAGAAGGTGAAGAAGTAGAAATGCTAGACGAAGTATCTATGGAACATGAAGATGAGGAAAGAAAAGTAATTGATATGCCTATGAAATATAGAACTATTGATTTATCTAAACATTCTTATCTTGATGAAGAAAATAGAAGAGTTCGTATAG